CTTGGTTGTGCAGTAGCACCAAGTGCGGTGCCAGTTGATGTTACTAATGTTGCTACATCAGCAATTGAAGTTAGAGATGCCTCTAACTCAGCCTGACTTGTTGCATAAATATTTACTAGAGTTCCATCACCTAGCTTGTAGTTGATTTGGAACTTCGTGCTTTCCGGTGCAGCCATTTACTTACCTCCAGTATGTTTGACAGATAACCTTGTTGATTCCTGTCCTTGTTTCTTTGGTACGAAACCGAGAAGTTTCTCAACCTCTTCGGTATCTACTGATTCTCTACCACTAACTGTGCTCCAAGTAATGGATACACCGCTATTGGTAGAACCAGTAAATCCTTCTAACGCAGCTTTTAATGACTCGCGTTCAGTAGTCAGTTCTTTAATCTTTGCATCTAATTGTAAGTACTTCAAGGCAGATGTGTCCACTTCAGGATTATCTATAAAGACTTCATCTTCCTTGATACGTTCTTTTTTTAGACCAGTACATCCCATCTCGCCCGACTCATCAAAGTACTTGCAATAGAACTTGCAGTAACTTTGATCGCGCTCTGGCCCTGGTGCATCTGCGCTCTCTTTAATAGCAGATAACCAATTCAAAGCATCTTCTGCTAACTTCGGATCATAAGGTTCTGAATGAACCTTGACATCTCTTTCATCACCATCTCTTGCTATGGCTACTAGATTAACAGTTCTGGGTGACCCCTTTCCAGACTTGTCAAGCAAGTAGCCATATACCTGAACTTGCCAACGCTGTTGTAGCGATGGGAAGTAAGATAGATTCTTAACCTTAACGGTTTTCCAATCTATCACATCTCCTGTTTCTGGTATATATAAATCTATATGAGCTTTCATTCCATTGTATTCAACAGATGTTTCAACCCAATACTTCTCACCCTTTGGATCAGCAGTTGATATTGCTTTCTCTATCTCAGCGTGGATAGCAGTACCCATAATAGCTGAGAGTTTTAATTCATTATCATTAGTTTCAGGTTGATCGTTAAGACGATACCAAACCTTACGGCGGCAACCACCTAACTCTGATGGACCTATCTGTGTCTGTTTAGATCTAGCCCTACCAGCATCCTTAGCTCGTAGTACCTCTAACAGTAATTCTTTTGGATCTGTCATATTGACATCCATCCTATATACCCTGCATCAGGGTTGTCTAGTAACCATTGCTGTCTCATTTTGTTTTGTTCCTCCCAGTTAGTATCACTACTTGCATTAACCTTTAATCCTTCTTCATAACCTTTTTCATATGCCTCTGTCAAAGCAAACTTAATTGTCTTGTGCATAACTCCTACTTAGTAAATTGTGTCTTGACACTGACAGTGCCACCACACCAGATGTTGTATTGTATCGCTATATTGATAGCCTTTTTTGCAGCACTTGATGCTTTAGCGTGAGTCTTTGTATCACCATCTAGTGCTACTAAAGCACCCATTGCTAAAGAGCCACCAGAACCTATACCGTATAGACCTCTATCATCTCGCATATAACCGTAGTCATCACTGATCTGATAAAGATTTCCATTAAAACAAACTAAAGCATCCCAGCCTGAATCATCATCAGCTTTACCTTTAGGATTAGGATCATAACCTGCATCAGTTAAGGCTTGTTTAATAGATGGTAGAACTCTGATCATCATAAAGCGATCAGGATCTTGAGTCTTTAATACCTTAGGCGGTTGCCATAAGTTATTTAATATATCTCCAGCGAGTGCATCACCAGCAACAGCAATTAAGTATTCATTAATCTTAACAATTTTATCGTAGCCCTTAGCAACGTAAGGTCTATCTGTATAGGTAGTCATAGAGTCAGCAGCAATAACTGCCCAACCCTTACCTTGAATACCAACTATTGCCGTCACTGCATACTCCTTTTATCTTGGATTAATTGTAGCACCGCCCGTAAAAAATACTGGGATGTAAAGGCAACACGCCGTGAGTGCGATCCTTTCGGATTACTAGATCGGAAATGTGTACCATATGAGCCGAAGGCGAATTACAGATACGGTAACCAACCAAGGCGGCGCTGAAAGCGCCGAGGCGACTGACCACAGGAAGGAGCCGACCTGAGCAATATGTTCCGTCTACCAACCCTGCGAAAAAATAAAGAGAAACTACCAGATAAATTCGGTACGGACCTTAGGTCCTTAGGACCACTACACGCTTGTCCTTGTGGCTCTAAAGTATTCTCTATCCTAGCTACCTTTGATAACTTTGAGATCTCCTGGTATATGTTAGATGCAACCTGTGCTAACTGTGGTAACCTAATAATTGTGCCTTGTCCGGTAGATGATCCCGCTAGGGAAATTTAGGGCATAAAAAAAGAGGGGCGCAGTTAAGCGCCCCCCTTATATTGCCTCGCAGTAAACTAAATTACTCGGCTCCTACGCCGTAGGCTTTTTCAGTCTTATCTGCCCACTTAGCCAGTGGACCAGCGATTGAACCAATCAAGATTGCATACTCTGGTGCAAGATCTGCAGCAAGTGCAAGACCCATAGTTACTGCTGATGCTAATACTGCCCGTAGATAAGACTTAAATGCAGCCTTAGTCTTTGGGTCTTTTAACTTGTCAATTAGTTTATTCATATCCATCCTTACGGGCGAACTACACCCATTACTAGAGAGTATGGTCGTTTCCTAAGATACACACCATCCCCGTTTGATTGACTGCCTTTGGAACCACTGCTTGTATTACCCTCAATTACTTGAAGGTACTTCAACCTAGTGTTATTCCATTTGACAATTCCAACGTGGTCAGGCTCTGCATCTTTATCAAACTGGAAGAAAACAATATCTCCAGCTTGCGCTTGACCTATTGGAATCATCTTATTCTTATTGATAAACCACTTCAGTCCAGCATCACAGGAGGCAAAGCCTTTCTCTCCTTGTGCTGTAATCTTATTACCTAAATTCGCTTTGTTAAATACCCAAGATACAAACATCGCACACCAAGGTTGGTTGTTAGCACCATACCACTTGCCATACTTGTTATCATTATTGCCGGTTTCTCTGTTGCCTATCTCAGCCTTTGCTATCTCTACTACGCTCATCTTGTTAGCGCCTCCTTTACTAGATCTGTTAAGAATTGAACCTTCTCCTCTAAACGGTTGACCTGGTCCTTGACACTTGATCCACCATTCGGTTTAAGTTCAGACAAATAGTATTTAACTAAGTGTCTTACTGTTAACGCTAGTGTTCCAATAAGTGTCGTTACTGCTACGGCAAGTCCTGCCCATTCATTAGGAGTCATAAGTCCTATACCAATCTGATAGTAGCGATCAACATTCCACCATATCCGGAGAATCTTCTATCGCTAGGAGTTTTATTTATAAAGTCAAGCTCTTCAATTAATCCAATGTATGACTCACCAGTTCTAAAGTCTTCAACTCTGACGGTATCGCCATTGTTTTCAACAGCCTCTAGCTGGCTCATACGGTCATATGCTGACCCTTCATATCCCACCTCTACGCCCATATTGTCGCTCTCGTGGTCATAGCAGAACAGAGGGTATTGAATTAATCTTTGACGAGGCACTGCAGGCAGTGACTTTAATTGGTATCCAGTAAATAGTGGACCCTTAGATGAATCAGTAGATGATCTAGTTAAAGTAAATTTAAAGCCTAGATACTCTTGTGCTCCTACTGGGTATGGAATACCAATCTCTTGAACTGTTCCCTCTTGTGCAAAGGAACCAATATTATATTCAGTATCATCATAGGCAATAGATGAGATGCTTAAAGCACCATCTGTAGTATCTATTCTAGGATTTAATAATTTAAACAACTTACCTTCAAGGGTATTGTAACGAACAAAACCTGTCTGTAGATATCCACTTGCTACCTTAGTAGCATTAGATTCAATCCAGATACCATCTCCTGGTACACCAAAGACAACTCTATCGGTAGCACCAAGGAAGTCTGCAGAGACAGGGTTAACAGTCTCACCACTTGCATAAAGATCCCAAGCATAAGCAAAGACTAAGCTGTTAGGAACTATAGGTTGTTGTAAATCAATACGAATTAGACCTGACTCAGTACCTTGTAAGGTTGTTACATAAGCAAATCTATCTTTAAAAGTTACGCTCTTGCACTCTGTATCTACTAGTAATGGTCCGTATTGAACATCACCATCAGCAGATAGCACTGCAATTCTTACACCTTTACTAGTACAAAGAACTCCGTAGAGACCAAGGTATACATCAAAGGCATTTAATATCTCACCCTCTGGTAGGTCAACTACAACAGTAGGAGCGTTTAGCTCTGGGAAACCTAGCGCATTAGTAGTAGCAGTATCTAATGTAATCTTATATAGAGATGATTGAGATCCAGCATAGCCACCAACATAGAAGGCAGCAGGTCCTTCAGATATGGTACTCCATATCCAAGATGGGTTTGGATGTTCATAAAGTGCAGTAGGTAAAGCGTGACCACCTGCAGTGGTTGCCTTGTTAGAATCTAATTCGTATAACTCTCTACCCACACCAGCAAGTAAACGTTGCTTTGCATAGCGCAATGCTACTGTGGTAACTGGACCATCAAGATCGTAGATATGACCATCAGATGTAGAGCCAAAGATATTACCTCTATGAAGTTTGTCATTATCTGCAGCAAAGTATCTAGTACCATCAGAGGTTAGAGCCATAAAATCAAGTGTGTGTGGAGCTGCTGTTAAGGTATAGGTAGTAATGGTGGGTGTATCACCACTCATAGTAAGTTTCTTTAGGTCAACTCCTTCAGTAAAGACAACTGCATCTACGTTATTAGCATTATCTCTAGCACCAAATAGGTATAGGTTAGTTGCTGTTGCAGTCCTAGCTCTAACAGTTGTATTAAGTAAAGTTACCTGTCCTTTAGTAAAGACATCACAACCTTTAGATTCTGTGTACTGGAAACGAAGTGACTCATCCTGTGCTGGTTCAAAGTATTTAATACCAGCGCCATAGTGGAATGATGACTGCGATCTAAACCACCAACCAGTAAGGGACTGTTCTCCAGCCTCACGGGTTTGGTCATACTGTTGCTTACGGTACTGGGCAGTTACTCTACGATATGGTGAATCATCAGTTGCCCCAATAAAGAATGGCAGACCGGCAATAGCCATATCGTAGTTAACACCAGTAGCTGAATAGTTAGTAGCACCAGATGGATTGGAAAGTAC